AGCGTTTTTTTCCCGTCGCTAGCGTGCGAATGTCTGGCGCAGCGGTCGCAGGCGATTTATCCCTAGGAATTTCGACCCCATATCCCCTCTTGTCGAAGTTGCGCGGTGAATCAACCGTGGCTGTCTTCGTGTTGTGACACGATTCGCAGAGCCCTTGACCATTCGACAGTTGCCACGTCCCGCCCTGCGACAGTGGCACGATATGGTCTGCATGCGTGCTCAGCGCCTTGCCACAGCCCTTGCAGATGGGGTCACGCCACAAGATGATCTTGCGCCAGCGGCGGTGGCGTGCATCGTAGCCACGCTCATGGGAGTTGCCCCGTCGCCGTGCGTCGAGCTGACTGAGCAATAGCAGATGCTCAGCGCAGCGCGTCTGCGGTGGATGCACGATGATGCCACATGTCGTGGAGTGGACGCACAGTCTGCCGGGGCGATTAGGCATTTAGTCAGCTAGGGTAATGCGCCCGAAATAGATTCTGCCGTTCTTCGCAAACACGTCTTGCTCGTCGCGCGTAGTCTTGAACGTGACCTCGCCGCCTTTGAACTGAGGGTCGTCAGCGTACACATGCCAAGTCCCGGTCGCCTTCGCGTCCACGAACCCGCCCAAATATCGACGTGAGTCGGGACCAAACTGAAGCGTTTGGCTCGGCACCTCAATAACGGTCGTCCTTGGAACCTGCGTCAGCATTGGCGCACCCCTCCCTGCTTTTTAGGCATGGCAGCGATAGAACTTCGTTGTGCTATCAGGACACTGCACTTCGATGTATTCAGGGAACGGGCTTACATGACAGCCATTGCGCACGTAGATCAATGCGCCTTGGCAGCCCGGTATCGGCATGGGATAGCCAGCGTGCGGCGCGTGACGACGCGCGCATCCGCTCATAAAAACGGCGATAGCGAGAATCAGCGTGCGCTTGATTCGGACGTTATTTCGCATTGGCCAGTCAGAAACCGAAATCCATAGTGATCGTTGATACATTTCCCGTCGAATGTCGCCTTAACACCAGCCGGCAGCTTCTTCATTTCTAGATAGACCGCATACCAATCCGTCACGATTTCGCGCTGCGCTTCCTGCAGTTCCATCTTTCCTTCGCAAACTTCCTTGTGCAGCCAGTTCTCCACGAGGTCTTTTTCGTGCGCGCCAGGACGCGGCTCATACGGTTGCGGCCACTCGTTCTCGACGCCATTGTCGCCGCCAAGTTCGAGGCTGATCAGATGGTCGATTTCATATTTGCCAGGAGCTTTGACAGCGCCATACAGGCCGTATACCGCCTCGATTCCCGGCTTGCGATACGGCTTCGTTGTGCCGTGGCAAATGCCATCGGCATTTTTATTCGTGGTACGCACCAGGCCCGGCGTGACGGTTAAATCCGGTAGCACCGCCGGCCCGTGATGGCGGTAATGCGCGGTCGGTTTGGCAAATGTGACCATCGCGGCGCCAAACAGCAGTAAGCAGGTGAGCATGAGGCCCATGACTTTTCCGTTGTCACGCATGCCGAACCCCTTTTCTCGATATTCGTTCAATGAATCGGACTCCAGAATTCGCGTCGCTGGCAACCGCGCTGAAACGCATTCACGACTTGCGGCCTGAGCTTCTTGCGCGAGGGGCGAGCATAAGTTTTGACTGGCGAGCCTTCGCTTTCAACTTCCGCGAGGTCGATAGTTGAGTCTTTCGACAGCAATTCTTTTTTCAGGTCAATGAGAGCGGACAAAGCTTTTGGCGGAAGGCCAAACACTTCGATGTCACACCAACTGCATCACCATTTCGCCGCGCATGCCCCGGCATCCACGCGGAAGCGATTGGCTGATTTCCTTGTCGAGATAATTGCCGCTTGGCCGCTTTTGCCAGGCGTCGAGGAGTCCGCGCGAGATTAAAAGCTGCGGGAGCATTCGGATCGCCGCAGTCTCGTGATCGAATCCGAGGCAAATGCCGTCCCACATCGCGCGGCCATTTTTGACGCGAGACGCAGCTTCGCTAGTCTTGATAAAAGCGACAGTCGCGCCGAGTTCATCGACGACGGTTACAAGCTGTTTTGCAATAGGAATATCTTTCGAGTGGAGTTGGCGATCCGCCTCGCCACGGCAGGACTATCGAAGTTGCGTATGTAAGTGTTTATACGGTCAATGCTGTAGGCGAGGAAGTGGAATCGTGAGGAAAGGGACTATCGCTTACGAAATGTGCTATTAGTAGCACGTTTTCTTCTGAGGGGATTGACGCGCTCTTTGGTTGTGAATGCCCTACCGCACTTCGCATTCAAGCATTTACGGCGTCGCCATACCTGATTCGGGTAGGGTCGAGTGTTGACGATGCGCGTTGCGCCGCCACAGAAGCGACAGGGCAGGCCGGTCATGCCTTCGCCAACTCTCTTTCCATTTTGTGTTTCGGACAGAATTCCTCACCAGTGTCGGCGATATAGCTACAGCGAACCTCGTCATGCCAGAGAAGCGCACCAGTGTCGCATATTCCGAAGGGTCAATCGCGACGCCGCCAATATGCGTCGCGTAGACGGGTGTCTTCGTGACGTGCTGGCAGCGGCGGGGATCGCTTTTCATCCCATTCTCTCCACGCGAATCTCCACGCGCTGAAACTCGCCGTAATGTTTCGCCTTCGTCACGCGCACGACTTGCGCGTCATCGGTCCACACGATGCCGGTGAGCGAATCGAGAATGGCACGCTCGAGCTTATCGATGTCGGGCTTCACCGTCGGGAATCTGCGGTCGGTCGACTTCGGGCGCAGAAAACAAAATTGCAATTGCGCGGATAGCGGGATCTCCGGGCCGAACATTTCCCATGCCGCATCGCGCATCGCAGCTTTCGCCGCGTCGCGAACTTTCTTCCGCCATGGATTCAGCTTCGCGCTATTGTTCGGCGCGAGGATGCGCTTGCCATCGGGCAGAGGAATTATGCGTAGGCCGCCTTGCGGGATGGCGCGGCCGGGGATGACGATTTCGATTTTCACTTGGACCCTTCTGCTTTGCCGCAAGTGCAGCGAAACAAAATCTTCCTGTTAGGATCCATCGCCGTTGCCGTGCAAATTGGAGCAGTAGCGCCTTGCAATTCGCAATCCGGTGCGTGGCCAGTTAGGTCAATTTGTCCACTTGTTACGGCGAATGCTGGCGCAGGCGATGCAGAAAGTAGCGCACGCTCCACGCACTTTGCCACGCTCTCATGTAAATCCAAGTCGTCTAGCTCGACGGGGATTTTTGCGCCGTCGTCGTTGAATAGCTCCACCCATCCCGCACCTTTTTCCACTTGCAGTAGAATCGACCAACCTTCGGGGAGGTCGCGCGCAGCATTCTGAATTGCAGCATCTAGCTTGCTCTTTGCTGGTATAGCAGGCTCCTCTCTCTTCTCATCAGGAGATGTAGGGTCGGGGACACCATCTTTAATACATCCAACGCATAACTCTGAGATTATCGCTTCCCCACAGCAGGCACACGAAGCAGGCTCCTCTCTCTTTGCGACCAATCGCGCCGCCGCGGCCTCATGTCCCGTCGTCGGCGCGTATTCCATTGCTTTGTCGCGTTCGCTCACGGCTTCACCGATTGGCCGAAGCCCTTTGTGCGTATGTCATATTTGCGTCCCTCCGGTGCGCAGTCCCGTAACGCTTCCCGGGCCCTGTCTAGTTCGCGCCCATCAAATGCCGCGCCTATCATCTCGGTTGGACCGCAACTGTCGATTTGGTCCATTACGACCGCGAGCGCTGCCCATAATTGTTCTTGCTTGCTCATGCTGCTGCCCTCCTCGGCGAATAAGTAATTGGAAACGGTTTCGCTATCACGAAGCATTCGCAATGCGCGTCGAGTTCGCGCCGCAGTTTGGTTTTGCATTCCTTGCACGGCCCGACGATCACATCCTGGCCGTGGTTGCTGGCGACCAGCGTCTTTTCGCACAGGCAGCAGAGGAAACGGCTCATACTGGAGCCCACACATTGACAAGCACAATTGCCGCCTGTTCGCGCACGTCTTTGGGGAAGGATTCGACGCATTCGCAATTCGCCATCCAGCGAGCCGCTTCGCCGAGGGAGCGTTTATTGTAGCGAGTCGACTCCCAGTGATCGCAGTCGCAGCACTCTATTGCGTCTTTCGCAAGTTCGACTTTTTCGAGGAATTTGCGCGCTGTAATTTGCGATTCGTCGCCGAAGCGAAGCGGCTGTGCCAAAACCTTCCTCGCTTCGGCGATGTTCATAGCGTTCACGCGGCCTCTGATTCTTCTTCCAGCAGCGAGCCCTGCGCCTTCTGCATCTTCACCCACAAGGTGTGACCGAAGTGGCGGCCAGTGAAGCGCCAAGTCTCGATATCCCATTCGACCTTGACGCGGAACGAGAGCACGGTTTGATCTTTTGCCTTGCCCTCGCCGCGAGCTTCCTTCACCTGAATCTTGCCGTGCGTGATCTCCGCAAACGGCAGTTTCAGCGCCGTCGCTTTCTCAATCGCATCGGGCGCCAGCGCGAGCTCAACCACTTGCGCCGGCACATTGTCCACGCTGATGTTGTCGACGCCGAGGTCGACCAATCCGTCCCACACTTCGATGACGCGCGAGGGCAACACTTTTGCGGCGCGATGCTCTTCGAGCAACGGAAACGAAATCTCGATCGCGACGAAGGCTTTGTCGTTCTTGTCGCGCTCGGTGTGCGGCTTCACGAACTCGGCGGCGAGATAGCCATTACGGACGGTCTGCGGTTTCTCGGCTTTCGCGTCGACGAGATTTTGCTGCTCGGGCTCTTTCCGCGTCGGCGTATCGAAATCCTTCACGGCATCCAGCGGCGGCGCTTGCTGATGCGGCTTGGATTTCTTTGGCCGTTCACTTTTTTCTGGTGGCAGATGGTTTCCCTTTTTCCCTTTCATGATTTCCTCCTGGTGAGATTTTTGGTGCTACTGCAAAAAGTCATAGCGGCGTCCTGTGATACTTGCGCTCGAACTCGGCCATCTCCCTGGCTTCCACATCGCGCTTGGCCGAAAAGAATTGCGGCGGGACGCCAATGCTGAGCGACTGGCACTCTTGCGCGGTGTCCTCCATCGCTTGCGTCAGCCACTCGCCGGCAGCGATGACGATCTCGAAATGCTTAAGCCAGATGGATTGGAATTTGACTTGTCCGAACGGCTTGTCGAACCCGATGGCGACGAATGCGGCGGCGGCTCCCGCCTCTTCTTTTTCTTTATTTGGTTCTGGTGCTGGTGCTGGATAGCTTTCCTCTGGGTTATTGGCTGGGTTTTTTTGGGAATCCACTGGGTTTCCGCTGGGTTTTGGTCTTCCGCCACGTTTACCATTCTCTTGCGCGGCCTTAATCCTTGATTCTGAATGCTTTAGCTCTTGCTCGAATCTTTTGTGTGAAAACCCGGCGGGGGTCCGAAAAAAGAACTGTTGCAAAACATTTTTGACCGCTGCTCGTTCGCGTTTCGTCGTCGCTCCGCAGATTTTAAAGAGCACTTTTGGGGCGCGCGGGAGTTCGCCCGTCGAGTAAAGCGTGTCGAGTAACAGTGTGTAGGCCCCATGCTCCATCATCGACAAATGCCTCGTATCCCGGGCATAGTCACCCGGAAATCTTCGGTAATAGTTCATCCGACCCGAACCCTCAGTCCCCTACCGCCAGCGCCTCTAAATTCGCAGGCTGATAGTCAGCCTTGACCCAACGCTCCCAACTCACTCCGTCAGGATTTTTCTTTGATGGCTTGTCATATGCGCCGATGATCCAACGCTGAAACCCGACAGTCTCTTTGGTCCTCACGTACGGCATCGGGTACGGCCTGCATCCAAACGCGCGCAGCTTCTCTCGTCGATAGTGGCAATCCTGCAAGCTCTCCGGAGTCGTGAGCATGTAGACCATGATGTCGTCGGGATTGACGCCATGCCGTGCGAGATTTTCTAGGCCGCGGAAGAGCGGGCGTTCATGCGCTGAGTTATCCCAAGCGGTATAAATCCGCTTTCGCTGAAATTCATTGTCGCGGTACTTCACCGACGCGATCGCTTCGCAGACTTCATCAGTCAGCATTCGCGCGTTGATTCCTTGATTCCAGCAGACCTTAAAGTCACCGTCGCGGATCGCGGCAATTTCGTTGCGCCAGTTGGGATTCCCGAACGTGTCGTTATCTAAAAGGAGAAGATTTTTCGGCCACGGCTCACCGCGCCAGATCGACTGGACTGAATCTTCCGCGCGAGCCTTGCCTTCGCGGTCTGGGACACTGCAAAACCAGCAGGTTTCTTTGGTGAAGCGGCAGCCGCGCTGCGTAAAGCCAATGCTGTGCTGATAGCCGGGATAGATCGAATAGTCGGCTTCGTGCGTCGTGATCCCCACCTGCTCAAGCTTCGTGATTCTCAACGGCGGAGCGTCCCAACCGCTCCCGCCAATCGCAGCATTCGGATAGATATTTCGGAGTTCTTCCGCGAGCGGGACGGTCTTTGAGAAAATTAGCGACGCATAAATCCTGTCCGGCGCGTCCCAGAGTTGACGCTCAAGGGCAGCGGCGTTTCCGGCCCTGCGAAGCTCCACGTCGTTGCCAAGATTGCGATGGTGGGCAGCAATCCGCATGAGCGCCAGATTCGGCCCCGTACCGTCGAGTTGAAGCAGTAGCACCTTCACGCCTCTATTTCCGCCGCCTCGAACAAATCCGGAATCGCCGCCTCTTGCTCTGCGGCCTTGCAGTACGCGACCGCGTCGAGAAAATATTTGTGGCTCAACTCGATGCCGATTCCCTTGCGCCGCAGTTTCAGCGCGCGATATGGCACGGTCCCGGCCTTGGCATCCCGATTTCTTTGCGCATATCCACGATGTCAAACCCCACTACGTCGAATCCTTCAACTAGAAAGCCTTCGCCCCATCCGTGAAGGCCCGCAAATAACTCAATGGCGAGCGGTTTCAATCTACGAAAATCCAATCCGCCGCTTTCGCCGCGCCTTTTTCCGGGTACTCAATCATTCCCGCCGACTTCATCGCGCCCAGGTTGTTTGTGAATGTGGAGCTGGTAGCCGAAGCGCCAGCCGCTTCCGCGAGGGCCGACTTCTCAATCGCGCGCGGATGCGCCTCGTAGAGAGCCCTCAGAATCCGCTGCTGTGGCATGGACAGAAGAGCCAGACAGCTTTGCAGCATCTCTCCTGAACTCGTCGGTACGTTGACGGGACCGGCTGCGCCGCGGCCTTTTTCCGTAAGGCTGGCCGTGTCTGGCACCGGATACGTTATGTAGCCTCGGCTTTTGAGACTGCCGCAATTATTGGTGAACGCGCTCGACCGATGGCTGGCACCCGCGCGCGCTGCAATCCATGACTTCGAGATCTGCGTGCGGCCGATGGCTTCAAACTCGGCGATGGCTTTCAGGATCGCCAGTTGCGGACGCGAGAGGTCGCCGTTATTCTCGTAAGGTATATCCGGCCGGGGATGGGTTACAGTCGTGGCAGGCAGTCGAGAGCTACTCGCCATTTTCTCCTTTTGGATTTCCCCGGCCGAAACTTGTGTGACTTTCTTGAGGTCGTCCTTCAACTTCGTCCAGTCGATATCAAGCGCTTTCATCGACTCGATTGCTGCGAGCGAATCGTTACCCGCCTGACGCGCGACGAATTGCAGCGACTTAAAGAGTTTCTCCGTGACTCGTCGAAGCTGAACGTATCGCGCTTCGAGCTTCCGCTGCGCATCCATGACGGCCCGTTCAATTGTCTTCGGGTCCGCAACATTGATCTCTTTGGCGACAGTCGGCTGCGTCCGCAACTGCGCTCTAAGCTCGCGATTCTCTTTGCGCAGTTCCGCTTCGGTTTTGGCCTTTTCCTCGGCAGCCTTTGGCAGGTCCGACAGTTTGGGCAGCAGCTTCGCTATCGCCTCGGGCGGCGGCGGTGGCTCCGCGCCATGCTTCGCGCTGCCAGCCTCGGGATGCGTGGTCTCGACGTCGCCAACATGCACGAGAGTCCGATCTAGCGAGATTGCCGGTCCGAGCGCATAGAAATAGCCGCGCTCCATGATCTTGATGTCGTCGAAGAATTTGTGCAGGTCCGCGCCGTAGAAACCGAGAGCGTCCGCAGCGCGTTTGCGGTCCACGTCAATGAACGTGCCGCCAATCATGACGTTGGTGAGTTCGGCGGCGGCGTCTTTGCGGAGCTTGCCAAGCCGCTGCGTTGCGAAGATGCAGGCAAAGCCGCGCTTCCGGCCTCGCGTGGCTAGGCCGATCATGGCCTCGGATGCAATCGACTCCCCTGCGCCCTTCTCCGGGCAGAACACATGCGCCTCATCGACGATCACAACGCACGGATGCCAAAGGTTTTTCGGCGCGTCGATCATGGCGTCGAGAAACTTCTGTACCCACTCATGCCGCGTCGCGGGCTTCATTTCGTAGAGGTCGCAGACGGCTGAGGCGCGAAGTTCGAGCAGTTTGTGAGCTACGAGAGCAGCCGAACGAGGGTCGGCGGGAGTCTCGCCGCCCTTACCCACCAGCACATAGCCGTATTTTTCGCGAAGTGTCGCAAATTCGCCCTCGGGGTCGATGATGATGACTTGGACCTTGCCGAAGAATTGCTCGGCGATGCGGCGCAGTAGATGACTTTTCCCTTTTCCTGAATTGGCTTGCACGAGCAGCCGCGTGCTCAAGAGTTTGTCCACGTCCAGCGAGACGTTCTTACCTTCGGATTTGCCGAGGACGATGTTCATTTCGAGTACTTCCAATGGATGACATGGCCGCTGAAAGGAAGCCGTCCGTCCCAAAACGAAATCATCTCGGCGAAGTCTGAGAAACCGTCGCGACGCGCAAGATGTGCCTTTTCTGCGGAGTCCAAATCACAGCCGTTGATTCGCACCGCCGTATACATCTGGTCGCTTGTGCCAGCTTGGGTTTCCCAGATTTCAATGTCCTCGACCTTTACGCACGGAACGCGCATCAGTAGCCGCGCTCCTTTTTGGCGCAGCCCGGTGTAGAGATGGAGCGTGTTGCCCGGCTTATCCGGATTCGCTCGTAGCGAGCGGATAGTGTGCGTTTTGCGACCGTCCAGAATGAACGGCACGAATCGCGCTTGGAAGTTATAGAGGCCCATTAGCGCAGCACCAACCACACGCACCAAATCACGCCCAACACAAAAAGCACCGGCACGAGCCAATCGATAAGGCGGCGATGTTTTCTCGGCTTCTGCAGCGGAATCACGCTCGGCCTGTAATTCACGACATGGCCGAATCGCTGCGTGACAATGAGGTCTGGTCCGCGATAGACCTCTAGGAGATGGTCTTCGCCAACGAACACGTCAAATGATGTGCCTGTATCGACTGCTTCCACTTCGACCCTCCCCCAACCGCTTCACGCCCGACCGCTTCACGCCCAACCGCGCGAATGGCCCGAACTGCTTTAATGCAGGACGACTAATCCCTCATCGCTTGCAAGCTCGAATGCTTTTTGCCACTCCAGATATTTCCGGACATTCCAATCGTCATCTCGCTTTAGCTCTGAGGCGTGTTCTTGAAAATCCTTAGCGAGTTTTGCTGACGTGACCGGACCGAATGCTCCCTCGTTGTCAGCAAAATTGATAAGTTCCACGAACGGCCTACCCGCAAAACGCTCTGGCGCGTCCCAGACTTGTTGCGGATCGACGCCGAGAAACTTTTTCGACAGCCACTCACGCCAAGCGTTGTATCCGCCATAGGAGCCCGCAGCAAAACCAAACTCATCCGCGCCGACGTAGCGGCCCTCTGCCACGCCGTCCATGCGGTTGAAGCCGTTACCGTTGTAAGCTGCGATTGCATCTTCGTCGCTGTCGAAACCGCCAACTCGTTTCGCTTTTGATAAAGCCGTTACATCCAGTCCCACAAATTCCTCCCCTTAAACTTCCGGGCGGTTTATCGAGCATCGCCGCCGTTCTGCGTCGTCGTTTTATGTATGTGACCCCGCCCAATCCGTCAGTTCACCTTGGATTTTCGAGTCACAGCGCTCGCGCCGTGTTCGTTTCAGTTGCGGTCTGTCTGACGGACCGTCCGCAACAGGCATAGCCGAGAGACAACTGCGGGATTCTTGGCGTCTCGTTCAAATTCGTCCTTTCGTCCGAATCGCCTCGTTCTCATCAGGGAAAACGGTCACACCGGAAATCTTCGCGCCCATGCCGTACGCGTCCACGGTCGCTTTGATTTTCTTCGGGTCCGGCGAGCAGAACTCGCGCGGCACCATCGCCTCGTCATCGATGCGGTAGGAATGTTTCTTGCGAATGGAGCTGCCAACCTGTTTCGGCACCGTGCTTTGCACGACGACCGCAGGAGCCTGGACGGTTTGCGCTTGCTCGAGGACGACTTCGGCGGCTTCCTTCTCGCCCTCTTTTTCGAGCGCCGCGGCCTCGTCCAGCAATCGCTGCTGTTCGGCCGCGTGCGCGATGCGGCGCTGTTCGGCTTCGGCTTTCAGACGCTTCTGCTCTTCGGCCTGCCGCCAGTTGAGGCGGCGATCCTTGATGAGTCGTTCGATTTGCATGTAGGGCTGCAGGAGATCGCTCTCCATCTTGCAAATCGATCGATGCAGGTCGAACGCGAGTTTCTTGCTCGCCGCGAAGAAATCAGTTATCGCCTTCTGGCGCTTGATGGCTTCCTCAGCGATGGTGAGGCTGAACTCATAATCGGAAGCGTCCTCGATCGTGAACTCTTGCGCCTGCCGTGCCAGCATCGGTGTCGACTCGCGGAATTCGGCAATGCGTGCCGGGTCGATGCTGATTGTTTCCGAGATGATTGGCGCGGTTTGCGTGCTCACAGTGCGACCTCGACTCCCATAATTTCTTTGTAAGCCCTAACTAGCTGCGACATTTCTCGGAAGCAAATCTTCTGCTCGCGCTGCCACACCAACATTGCGCGATAGTTCGGATGGCCCTTGCGCTCAAACTCATCCACCTGACTCCACCACCTACTGGGTTCATTGAATTCCATCAGCATCCCGCCGCAAATCGGACAGCAAGGCATCGAGTGCTTCCGGATGTCCTTGGGGATATTGGCCGCTTTCCATCGCGGATGATTTCCGGTGTTGCTGACCTCGCTGATTGGTCCGTGCCAGGTGCAACTCGCGCCGTAGCAGTAACGCGTGTCCTTCACGCTGCGACCTCCAATTCCAACGGTTCGATTTTCTTGCCGTGCGATAACTTCCAGTGCGAAATCGCCAGCGCGGAGCGGCCAACATCGGCGTCATTGCGTGCGCGATAAGGGATGAGCTTCGCTTTCTTTCCGTGCTCGTCCAGTTTGGCGATGTAGCGGTCACGCGCCATGAAGCGAGCCATCGGCGTCGTGAGCATTGGATGAGGCAAGCCGAGCGCGTACAGGGCCGTCTGTATCGCGTGCCACGGCTCGGCTTGGCGCGAAATCTTGAGGTCCACGATGGAGAGCCGCCCGAAAATGAACCCCTCGCGGTCCGGGCGCATGCCGACTTTCATCCCGTCAATCTCGCCGACGCACTGGAACTCAATGCGCTGCCACTTGAGCCCGAGTTCGGTCACCAGATTGGCCCAGGAGTCAACGTAGCCTTTTGCTTCCTCAGCGACCGTCATCCAATCGAGATCGCCTTCATCGAAGAAATGCGTGCAGGCATGGACGATTGTGCCGAGCTTGCTGCGACGCTCAAGAATGTCCTCGCGCACGTTCTCGAAACTCGTGAGTCCGGCATGGTCGATCACGCGGGTAACTCCCGGCACGACCATGCCGTCTACTTTGTAAACGTGAAGCGACTCATCGAATTGGAACGGAATCGTCATACCGCGCTGCGCTTCCTCAGAGTTGGATAATCCGCGTAAAATCGGCCCGTCACGCGGTCTGCGAACTGCTCTACCGTTTCCCACGCTTTCGGTTTTGTGCCGTGAACATAGCGCTCCATAAAATCGCGGCCCGTCAATCCAACGGAGAGGAGTTCTTCGTGCGGCGGATAACCGAGTTCGCGCAGGCTCTTCCCGGGCACGATGAGCCCGATGACGCAGAGGAATTTGGTAAACCAGTTCACAGCGCTGCGATGTCCTTGATGAGTTCCTCGGCTTGCGCCTTCGTGAGTTCCGCTACCTTGTCGACGCCGAACTTCCGTTTCGCCATGTCATTCATGTCGACTTTGCCTAAGCCCTTTTTGAAGCCGAGTTGCCAGATGTTATTCAGCACGGTCGTCGACGCCAGGGCTGCGGGAGAAGCTGCGGATTCTGCGGTCGCAGGTTGCTCGACTGGCATTTCGCGCTCCGGTGCAGGCGTGGGAGCCACTGCCGCCGGCCTTGTAGATTCGGACAATCGCCGCGGCTCTTCGAGCGAATGCGAAGCGCCCTGCACAGATTTGAGGCGGTCGATTTCGTCCTCGTCCGCGAGGTCGCCCATGCCGAGCGCATAGCGCGCCGTTTGAATGAACGCCTTGTGATGAAGCATTCGGTACGGCCACTGTTTCCAAGGGTCCGTCTCGCGCTTGCACTCGGACATGTATTCCGTCATCTGAATCGGGTTTGTGCGGCCCTTGACGAAAATCTTGCAGGTGACGGCCATCAGGCTTTTATCGGCGTCGAGATGCTCGATGAACTCGTGTCCGTCATACAACTTGTTGCGGAGAGCGGTCTTAATCCAACCGTCAATGCCAATGACGACTTTCAAGCTCCCTTCCCCATCGATGAACGGATAGATTTCCTTGAGGAACGGATTGAGGTCGTACTGATTGGCGACGAGTAGGAACGTCATCACCATTTCTTTCGTCGGCGGCAGGCCCTTGCCGGGCTTCGCTTCACTTCCCGGCTTGGCCTTTCCCGCCGTGAACACGGTCGCAACGATGGTGTTGTAGAAGCCTGAGGCGTCCACTCCGTATCGTTCCGCCAAAGTTCCGATCAGCGTCGGTTGTGCTCCTGCTTTCATGAGTGGCATTTCTGCTGTTTCAACGGCCATTCTCTTTCCTCCTGGTTTGATTTTCCGAAAAGAGTCTTATCGTGGGTCTGCGGCGCGAGTGATTGCGGGTCTGTCGCCGCCGCGTGCTGCTTCAGCCCTCGGTGTCGCGCGTTCGACCAGTTCCAGTTGCTCAAGATCAAGCGTCTGACTGTCGATTGGCTTACCGTCGTGCATCGCCTTCGGCTGAATCGTGATTCGGACGCAGCCGTTGAACCACTCTGTCCGTGCGACAACCACGCCGCTGAAGCCGCTGATTGTGTCCCGCACGGTATCGCCTAAGTTCAAATTGCCTCGCATTCACTTCCTCCTGGTTTACTGACTTATCGAAAGCGCAAGCGAATGCACGAACCACCACGTCGAAAGAAAAACGCCGATGCTGACAAGCGCGATGTGGTGCAGGCGGACAGACACTTCCCCACCTGCCGGGGCCGCCGTTGGGGTAGGCTGTGCGGCCCCGGAAAGTTCGTCATGAATCGGTTCGCTCGCCACGGGCCACTCTTCGGCGTCGGCTTGCTGGCGAAGCTCGTAAAGTTCTTCGAGCAAGGGCTTGATCTCTTCGTTCCGATCAAATCTTCCTTCGAAGCCGCTAATGGTCCCCATGCTCACAGCAGCCCCTTCAATTCCTTGATGGCTACGAATGTCGGATTAAGCGAATAATCCAGCACGCAAATGCAGAGAACGAAGATGGCCACGCCGCAGATGGCAGCGCCAACCGCACAGAGCAACGGAACAGGATCATCGGCATTGGCTGCGTAATGATTTTCATCCGCAGGAGTCATTGCTTTTTTCCGAATGCGAATAAGGATTCGCGCACAAAACACTAGAACGGCGATAGCGAATGCCTGCTCTGCCAGTTCAACGAAGACCTGGCGATATGCCGCGTGCCACAGAAGCGGAGACGCCTTTTCAATAGCGTCAACCAATTTCTGCATGGCCTGGTCGGTGACTTCGCTCATAAAATCAGCACCATCTCTTTCGGCTTCACAATGTCGGCTTCCGTCTTCCTGTCCGCGAACCGCTTCCCTGCCTGAAATGATTCGAGCAGCATCCCATCGATAATCGGCTCGATGCTGTCGAGGTCGTTCGCCGTGATTTCTTCCATCTCGCGATACGCCGCCTTGCCGATTTCTTCTACGGGCGGCACGCCTTCCATCAGGGCGGCGAATAGTTCTTCGCGTTGAGTGGGAGTCAAGCGACACCGCGCTTCCTGCCGGGTGAGCCGACCCGAACGGGCGGCTTGGCCCCAAATGTCACCGGCTGGCCCCGAAAGTCCTTCGCCTCGTTTTCGGCGAAAGTTCGGGCTGGCCCCGCATGGCCCGAAACGGACGCACGTTCCTCGACATATCCGTTGCCGCGATTTCCGCGCAAATGCTCTAATCCGCGCATGAGAATGAATCGAACTTGGTCCTGCAGTTCTCGGCAATCAAGATCGGCCATGGCCCGAATCTCTCGGGCTACATCAACGCTCACCGCCACGCGCAGACGTTCCGTCTTTTTGCCGAAGTCCATTACGCGATCTTCTTTCCGCGAAGCAGATGCCAATCCGAAGCCGGAACGTGCTTGCGATAAACCATCTCGACGTGACTCTCGCGAATCAGAATCTTGCTGCCACGGGAAACGCGAGGAAGGACCAGGCCGAGTTCTTCTGCCAGCCAGCGCTTTAGCGTGTCCGGCGAGATGCCGATCATCAAGGCCCACTTGCGCAGGGATGCGGTGCGTTCGATCACTTTCGTACACCCCTTCTCCCGCGAAATGCTGATAGCAATCGCTTAACAGTTTCGTTAAGGGTGGCCAGTTGAATTGCTTGCTCCCAAAGCGCGATGTCCTTGGCGAGCGCGAGTTGCGTGCGCAGCTCCAGGCCCTTGTTCTTTCTTGCCTTTTCGGCAATGCGTTGCTCTTGACGCATCTGGGAGATGGTCATCAGGCGGCCTCTTGTTTCGCGAAGTACCCGTGCTTGCGAAGGAACGCAACCAAGCGTGCTTCGGTGGTCCGATTCGGTTTTGCTTTACCTCTCTCGATCTTCGAGAGGCCTGCAGGACTAAGCCGGACCTGTTTCGCCATTTCGACCAAAGAGAGGCCTCTTTCGGTCCGGCACTGAAGGATTAACTGCTGTAGGTCACTTGGCATATGTCGCATGCTACGCATCTCAAAGATGCCTGTCAACTACTTTCTTTACTTCTTATACTTGTGAGCCTGTGGAAGAAAAACGAACACATCTGAACCTCAAAGTTCGCCCCACCCTGAAGGCGGCACTGGAGAAGCAGGCAAGGGTCGAGAAGAGGTCTTTAGGCAATTTGGCCGAAGTATTGCTTGAGTGGTCTTTTGAACAACTTCAACTGGTAGGCAACTCACTGAAACTCATGGACATACACGCAAATTCCACAGTTCCAGTACCTTCGTCCTATTCTGATAAGCAAGAAGGGCAAGTAACTACAGGACAACGCCCGGCCCTTCCACCTGATCTAGTTACCGAAATTCGCGCCGAGGTGCAGCAACTAATCTCTTCAGTAAGAGAGGCTGAAGCTCGTGCCAAGTCCCCCGGTCGAAGGTCAAAACAACCTCATCGTTCTAGCAAAGACACAAAATCAATCGATAAACGAACTGGAACTGAGTGAGTGCGTGGTAATCGAAAACAAAATCAGATTGCTTCGCCTCACTCTCGAAGAAAAACGCGCCAGCCTGCGCCAGCGGTTGGAAGACGGCGCGGAAGTGGAAGAGTGTCCACTCAAAAGTTTTGCGAGGCGTATCGCTCGCATGAAGGGACGGAAGCGCAGACATGTGCCGTTCAGGCGCTTCGTGGTTCGCTGAAAGGAGTCGAGCCCATGAAGACATGCAAGCTCGGTCATGACTGTGCCGATAACGCGAAGAGCTGTCCGCAATGTGGCCAACGGTTCACAAGTCCCATAGTCGCAATGTTGGCTATATTTTTCGGCGTCGTGATTTTTGCCAGTTTCATCATGGCTGTGCGGTCACATGATGAACAGCCGCCATCCAGTGCGTCTCCCCCGAAAATAGTTCCATTAATTGATGAAGCCGCGCAACTCATCGCGGCGTGCGGGAAGCCCAAACTGGATTCCATTGAACCTATTCGCGGACAAGCCGGACAATCGATTCGCACTCTCGTTTATCCCAAGGCACGCACGGAACTTAAATTTTATGTCGGCCCTGATAAATCAAGCTGGACGCTCATAGGGACGTTTGAATCTGGCAGCGACGACCTAATTACCGTGGCTGAAGCCAACCGCAGAATGCGCTGCGCCAAGGGCCAGCTTATTGATCACATCAATCCGTGATTACCCTCTACCGCCGCGGCCGGGTCTTCTGGGCCGAATCCAATTTCGGCGGCGCTCGCCAGCGCTGGTCGCTGAAGACGCGCGACCGCAAAGTCGCCGAAAGGCTAGTACAACACCATCAGCTTGAGATCCTCGGCCGCGGCAGACTGACGCCGAAGCGTTGGGGCGATTTTCAAACCGAGTTCCTTGCGGCATCGAAAACGGACATCCGCGAATCGACGTTCGCCGAATACGAGCGGGTGCTGAAGCGCTTTTCACTTTTTCTTGAGAGTGCGAGTTGCCGGGAGGTTGCTGACATTCTTGCCGTAACGGTGACTCGATATACCGAATCTCGCCGGCGCGACATTCATCGCGTGAACCGCAGGCCGATGAGCGATGGCGGAATCAAGTATGAGCTGCGCGTGCTGCATCGGGCGTTCAACTTCGCCGTCGAATCCGGGTATCTCGAAAAGAATCCAGTCATCGCACGGAACCTCAATTCCACCGCTGGCCGCACGCAGCCATTCTCGCCGGAAGAAGTCAAAACGATGCTCACGAGCGAATATCTGCTCGGCAAGCCGTACCTCCGCGCCATCGTTTTGCTGTTCCTGCATACCGGCCTAAGAATAAGCGATGTGATCTATCTACGGAAGACGTCGATTGCGAACGGCGTTCTGACGGTGAAAACGCAGAAGCGAGAGACGACGGTAAGGCTTGAGCTGCATCCGGATGCGATTGAGGCGCTCGCTGCTATCAAAAGTTCCCAGGGGCCGTATGTCTTCACGACCGAGACCGGCCGGCCCATCGTGAGCCTCGCGAAGCACCTGGGCCGCTTGTTCAAAAAGTGTGAAATTGTGGGTGGTCACGCGCACCGCTTTCGGGATACCTTCAGCGTCAGCCTGCTCGAAAAGGGCGCCAGTCTCTACGATGTGGCGAAGCTCCTGGGCATCTCGCATCAGACCGCGGAGAAGCATTATTCCCCGTATGTACGCGAGCTGCAGCAGCGTGGCGCGGCTTTAATCCGCCAGTTGGACTATGGGGCCTAGGACTGTGGCGAAACTGTGCGGCACTCTCTTGCAGAGTGGCTACTTTTAACGCTCTTGTGGTTTTGCTTTTTGACGCTGAAAGCCGCATAAACACTGTAAATTCTTTAGATTGAATGGAGCCGAGGGCGAGAGTTGAACTCGCGACCTGCCGATTACGAATCATTGCCTGCCTCAATAGATTCAATGACTTAGCAGGTTGGTGTGACGGGAACGTGTCAGAAAAGCGAGCAAACAAGCGCGCCGCCGATAGCGCCAGCGGCTGCGCCTTTAGCTCCCTGCCCTGAGCCGGCCGCCGCTCCCGCTCCGCTGCAGAGGATGACTTTGAGGTTGCGACCGGCACGGTGAATCCAGCTTCCGCCCTTCGCGGCTTTCACCGCCGAATCGCGCTCCGTCTTTAGTGCCTGAATCTGCGCATCGGCGATCTTCATCTCTTCAGCGCGCGAGGCAAGATTCGCGGTCGCGGCGTCGAGCTTGACCTTGCACTCCTTACACGTCTCGATCGCAGCGGTGACGTTCGGCAATTGGTCCTTCGGAATCGTAGCCGTCGCTTCCCCGTTCGGCGCCACCGTGATCTTGATGCCCTTGATGGCCTGTTCGAGCTGCGCCTGGTCCCAGGCCGCATGCTGCTCAGGCGTTTTCAGATTGACGATGGTTTGCTGCATCGATCGCAACGTCTCGGCGGTCTGCGCGTCTCGTGCAGCATCCTGCTTTTCATGGTCGGCGCGGTCCTTCGCGTATTGCTCGAGCACCGTCTTTTGCGCCTGCAAAGTTGCGTCCATTTTTACGCGGTCCTCGCGTGCGGAGATGTAGGCGCCGAGGACTACCAGTCCAACGATAGCGGCCGCGACCTCGAGTCCGATTCTAACTTTTGGCGTCATGTATATTCTTCCCCTCGCATCTTCCCGTTGACTGCGCTTCCGAGTTTGATCCTGGGATAGGAAATGCTCCCGTCCTTCTCGTGCCGATGCAGCGAGTATTCTTCGAGCAGAAAGGAGAGCAGTTGCATCCAGCGCTTGTATTCTCTGCGGTTCTGCCGGTGCATGAACCATTGCTGCGCACCGAGAACGAACACCGTCGCGCCTGCCACAACGAGAGCGTCTGGCGAGATCACTGGTCCTCCCCCAAAGAAGCCGGATGCGAGAATTCGGGTTTCTTGCAGAACGTGATGCCCCCAACAGTGAGCACGATTTGCACATTGCCCCACTGTCGAATGGGAGGAGCGGTTAGCGGCCTCGAATAATAGAACAGGCAGCCGCGCGTGAAGTCCTCGTCCGTATTCTCGATGACGCTTTTGGCCGCATCGATGCAATCGAGCCATGACGTTTCGCCCTCGACCGGCCATTTGTCGGAGTTCGGGTCACTTAGATTGAAGCTGCTGAATTGGTACCGCTTGAGGATGACGCCGTGGATCTCGTGCCCGCCGAAATGCCCGTCCTTCACGCGGTTGAGAATTACGTGACAGACACCACGCTTGCCGAGCATTCCTTCGCCGCGAGCTTCGCGCCAGCAGCAGAGCGCGAGGAGTTCGAGGTCGCTGATTTCGCCGTAGGGTCTGGGTTCCACGGATCAGCCTCAGGGATAAATCTTGTCGTAGTTGTAGCCGGCTTGACTGACGCCAAGCCCGAGGAAAGTGATAACCAGCGCGAAGCTTTCCAATTGCGTGAGCAGGAGAAGGCCGAAGAGAATTGCCGCGTAGCCGCCAAGTTGCAGCAGTCCGGGCAACTTGAAGAGCGTTGAAATAGCGAACAGCCTCGAATAGACCAGAGCGCCGACGCCAATCGCCAACGCGATGAGCGCTAGCCTTTGGCCGGTCATCGACTTGCCGTGCGCGAACATCAGCAAGCCGCCGACGATGAATTGGTAAGCGACGAACTGCAACCATGCGGGAAGCTTCACGTAATTGCTGATTTTGAAGTTCACATTTCCCCCTTGTTCCGGCCGGTCGGCCAGAAAGAACATCACATCTCCGACAACGTGTATCCCAAAAGCGACAGCGAAAATCGTCGTTGAATGAGGGCGGATAAAGAGGAGCAGGAGCGCGGGCACAAATCCGCCTACTTGCAGCCAGAGCGCAAGACGTTGAATCTGCTTATTGGTCAATGGGTTAGCTTATGGTACGAAAGTTCTGTTGACTTCCACGTTAAGTAATACCAGACTATGGGCCGAATCAAAGAAACGGGGACGCCGAACGATTTGACCCGTCCAACGCCCCCTAACCAAAATCGAAAAGGAGATTTCGAAAATGGCTAATCGCATCGTACTACGCTTGCTCCCCTTCATCGCTTTACTTCTCATTTCATGCGGCAATGGCGGCTCCCCGGCTCCCGCGCCGGGACCGAAACCGATAGATCCGTCTGGCAATTGGACGATGACCGCGACCGATGCTGGCGGCAAGAGCGTCAATTTTGCAGCTCTCTTCGCCCAGGTCGGTGCGGATGTTTCCGCGAACAGCTTCACTGCGGCCGGCAATCCTGCACCGTTTTCGTGTGTGCCTTTCACCGCTACGCTCTCGAATGGCCTCGTCCAGAACGTGAGCAACTTCACCGGCACGGTCACGATGGGCAGCAACTTTGGTGTGTTCACGTTCAACACCACGCTCGCCGCCGACGGCAAATCTTTCACCGGCACTTATTCGAATATGCCATCCTGCACCGGCTTGCTGCTCTCCGGAACGTTCACCGGCGCCGAGGTACCGACGACGAGTGGGAGTTGGACGGGAACCATCCAGAGTTGCAATTACAACCCGAGCGCGGGAGGACCGTGCACGGTTTTCGGCCAAGCCGTCGCCTTCACGGCTACCCTCAGCCAGAATGACGTAACGGGAAATGTGACCGGAAGCTATCAAAGCAGCGGCGCGGTTCTCGGTATTTCTTCGGGAACCATAGCGGTGAATCCTGCCGACCAAGATATTCTCAGTGGGACCGTGTGGCAATTCACGGCCACAGATACCAATGGAAAATATATTGTCTCTGGAGGGGCGAGCCCCAGCATTCCCGCTGGCCTTGACCTTCACGGCGGATACACCGGACTCGTGGTCGGCCCGAATTCCACCAACACTGGCGTCTACGGCTGGCTCAGCATATCGCACTAACTGGCCGCTTTCTTCAGGCGCCACTGAATCATCTTTTCGTGACGATCTGCGACCTCTTTCATTCGCTCGGCCATATAGCCTTCATGGTCCTCACGGTGAACGCTGACGGTGTGCCAGCTTTCTTCGCAGGTGTGCGCCTCTGGAGTGCAGCACACGTGCTGGACTTCCCTGCATTCGCCTCGTAAGCAGCAGGTTTCGCCGCAACAGACGACTCGATAGGCGACAAGCTCGTTAGTAATCTGCTTCGGTTCGACAATCTTAGGATTGTGGTTCAAGTTAGATTCGCTTTCCCGACTGGACCACCGCCTCCGGTGCCTCCTCCAGTCGAAACCGCCCCGCCTGCCCCAACCGTAGTGATCTTGCCGAAGAAGACCCGGCCATTCGCGGCATTGCAGTCGGCTGGCGTGCTGCGCGGAACATATGTAACTGCCCCGCCCGAATAGGTAGGATCGTCGCCGGTATCGTAAAACGTTCCCATGACAGTTGGGTCGCAAGTCCCGGAATTGTAGGCAATCGTTCCGTCGCCAAATTGCCACGTTGAGGATGCGATGCTGTGGGCCGTGGTTGCGCCAATCTGCGAGACAAGTCCAGTCGTGCTTCGCGGCGTCCCGCTCGTGCTGACCGGCGTGAGATCGAACGCTGTGTTCTGGACGATGCACTTGAAATCGTCGACGGCGACGACACCGTATGCCGAAGCCCCCGTAGCGAACGGCGCCCCGCTATTGTTCTTGATCTGGTAGGTGGTTTTGACCTTGACGTATGCAGGCACTCCTCCGCCGATAGTTGCGGGGATCTGAATCGAGGTCTGCAGCAGGAGGAAAGCGTTGGACCAGTCGCCGAATCCGGCGACCTGCTGGCCGAGGGGACTGCCGGCCGCGTTGTATAGGGTAATTCCGATGTAGTAAGCGACCGTCACGCCAGCCGGGGGCGTTGCGTTCCGAAAGCCTTTGAACCACGCGCTCACGCGAACGATGTCGCCAATGCCGACATACAAACGAGAAGTCGTCTCTGCGGTCGTCAGATAGTCCGTATTGTCGTTCGGCACGGTGACGCTATTGGGAAGGTTTAGAAGCAGAGAATTTGCGCCGCTGTGCTGAGCGCTCGCGGTGACGTAAATCTGATGGTAGACAGAAAGTTGGGTGACCTTCCAGTCATTGGTGAGCGTCCCACCGACGGTTGTGGGCACATCGAGAACCGACCCCACATCATTCGCCTCGAAGCCCGGATTGATCAGCATGTTCTTGCCGGTGGGAACGGCGACAACGGTGCCGGTGGGCGTGGCGTTCGTCGAGACAATCGCACTCTTCACGCCTACGGAGTTTTCAGCCCAGATTCGGATGTTGTAGAGCGTGCCATCGACTACGCCGAGGATTTGCGTGCTGGTCACCGAGCCGTCGAGCTTCCCTGCCTGCGTCCAGAGCGCGTCGGCGTTTTTCTTGTATTGCACGACGATATGGCCGCCAAAGAGAACGAACTGGTCGGCTGGCGCGGTCCAACTCACTGAGAGTCCGCTAGTCTTAATGCCGTCGACGATGCGCACGACTTCAACCGGGCTGACCGTGAGCCCCGTCGGAGGCTGAGTCACGGAAAGGTCGGGCTGGACGATGGTTTGCGCGGCGGTCGAAGCAAGTTCGTCCGTGCCCGGCGTCCAGGAGAACACGCTCGCATCCGTCTCACGCGCGACAACGTCCACGCCGATGATGTAGCCCTGTTGGCCCTTGTCGTCGAAAACGAGATTTACTGATGCGACCTCGAAGGTTTTGTTCACCCAGCCGAGGCGAGCGAGCGACAGGCGAATCGTATCGAGAGGCGCGATCGTGTACTTCGACAGCTTCAGTGGAAGCGTGATGGAGATTTGCCGCGCATTGCGCTCAAGGTCGATCTTGGCGAGCCGCTGCGCGGTAGGTACTGAGGTTGTGAATGGCAGCTCGATATCTTTCCAGATGAACTCGCCGCGGTCGCGGGCAACATAGGCCGCGTTCTGCTTCGGCGGAAAGTCTGTCGGCTGCCAGCTGTTTGTGGGCGAAACGAAAAGCCCCTTCACGCCATTGAATAGGTCGCGCTTCGGGCGCGTGGTCTGAATGACGATATCGCCGCGCAAGTCGCCTTCGGACACGTCGCCATCGGGCGAGACAGGCGAGATGTAAGCTCCCGCATAAACCTTGAAGGTCGCATTCGTGTAGACGACGAAGCCAGCCATGGCGGTAAGCAGCGAGCTGATAGCGTCCGCTGGCACGACGGAGGTATCGATGACGCCGTTCGTCGTGTAGCGGGGCTCGGTGCCGCCTGCATTGAGCGTGATTGCTTCATCGCAGATGTTCGCGGCGGTGATGATCGCGGCGCGGTCTACTTCGACCGAGGCGATCTGATTCTGCGTCAGTGTGACCGTCGCGCCGGTTCCCCCGGTCCATTGCGCCCCTGTAAAGTCTTTCGTCGTGAATTGGTTTTCGTCTACGCCGACGCGCCGCAGAATTCCATTGAAGAGCAGAAAGTCGAGCGAGTCGCCAGCCGCGGGAGATTTGAAGATGAGCTGATTGTTGCTTGCGCCGTTTCCGGTCCAGGTCAAATAGACATTCGACTTCGTGCCTGCGAGCACGAGAACGGAATGGCCGAAATTGTCCGCGACGGTCACATCCTTGGCGCCAATGTTCTCAATGAACACGAGCGCTTCGTAGGCTTGGCCGTTCGTCGATAGGCCGGTGTCCCCGGTGAACTTCGTGACGACCGAGCCGCCGCTCGATTGAATCCGCGTCGCTTTCTGCGTCGCGGCACCGAGCCCGTAATCGGCGCTCGTGAGATAGTCCGCCAGGCAGAGCGCGGCATTGCTACTGAATGCGCGAGTGCTCGAGCGCGGGTCGTAAACGAGCGCGCCGTCGATATCGAACGTGATGTTCGGAACGCCATTCGGGAACTTGTTCGCGTCCCACTTGAGGCGCACATGCACGCCAGCGCGACCCTTTTGCTGATGCGCGGTGGTCCACTTCCCACCAGACTTCGTAACGAGATCGGCAAAAGCCGCCTGCGTCGTCGTGCCGAGATTCTTTTCGACGAAAACGAAGCCAGCGAAATTGCCCGTCGCATTGCCAGCGCCATCGAGCGGGACAGCGACGTTATCGAAATACATCGTGTTGATGGCATTGACCTGATGCCCGGCAAGCGTGATGACGAAATGAAGGAACTCCCCGTTCGTGCCTTCGACGTGAAGGAAGGTGATGACGCCGCCGAGCCGCCCGACGCTGCCATAGATGATTTTGCGCGGGGAGATCGGCTGGCGAACGGTTACGGAGCGAGTCAGCGCATCGTGTGCGATGGCCGCGAAGTTCGGCTTCTTCTGTAGGAGCTTGCTGACGCCGCTTAGTGCGATGCTCAGGCCGATACCGACCATCGCGTTGAATAGCGCGATTGAGCCGACTGCTACGAATATGGGACCGGCCGCCACCGCAATGCCGAGGCCGACAATGATTGGTATAAGAAAGGGCACGCTAGACTCGCCAAGCTCCGAGAATTGTGGAAGGGGCAACGGGAACGAGGCTTTCTGGCCCCGGCGCGAGGGCCATGCGGTCGCACATGATGCCAAGCGCGCCATAGGGACCGGCGACGGCTGGACAGTCAAGCCAGGGTGCCGCGAGGATCACGACATCGCCGCGCTGAGCGAATGGCCAAGGGACTTTTTCGAGGCTGTGCCGAACCGAAAACATCGCGTTCGCTAAACCCATCAGCGATTTGTAGGGCTTAATTATTCGCAGCGCGCCGCGAGCGCTTTTGTATTTGCCCCGGAACTCCGCTGCCATGTCGAAGCCGGTCATCTCGCGCACGCAATTGCAGGCGAAGAGCGCGCAATCGAACTCGCCCCACACGAACGGCCGCGCAGAGTTCGCCTCAATGTAAGCGAAGAGCCGAACGTCCCAATCTGGCATGCGTGCAATCACTCGAGCGCCATATTCCCGCGCGGTGGACGCGGATTGTGGCTGCTGTGAGTTCCGCCCGGAACGCCGGTCCCCTTGCCCCAAACTCCATTCCAGTTCTGCACAGCGGCGACGTACTGAAAGCCGAGGTCGCCCGGGAAATCGAATTGCTGGTCGGCATCGGTATAGCGGCGCTCCCGCGAGCGATGCAGATCCACGAGCTGCGTCTCGACGGTGATCGTCGCGGTCGAAGTCTGGCCGCCCTCGTTGATCATGCCGTTGTCGATGCGGCCTGCCATTGAGGCATAGGGGTCCGCGATGACGTTGCCAGCCTCGTCCAGCGCTCCGAGCCATACCCGGCACGGCATCCCTTGGCGAATTTCGTTGAGAACGTGCCCGAGCATGTCGGAGGGGATAGCGGAGAGCGAGAGCGAGATACCTTGAGCCGCGACGTCCGAGGTTTCAGGAAGCGCGGAGACTGCTAACAGCGAGCCGACTCCCGTCCATGTAAGGCCATTCCACTGCATCGGCCCAAGTCCAGTCCAGACGCGCACTACCCCTGTTGAGAAGTGCGCCTCGACAAATAGCGCGGGACGCACGCGGCCTGCGGTGAAGGCGGCCTTCGTTCCTACTGTTAGATTGCGGCTCAGAGCGCTTCCACTGCCTCGAAGGAAATGCCGTAGAACTTGGCTTTATCGGCGGTCCATGGCGTCGAGTTCGATGTAAGCCGAAACATGCCGACCGAGTTAGTGAGAATCAGCGGGTCGGCATTCAGCGGCGAAGTTCGCAGCTTCGGGAAGATATCGAGCGTGACGCTGCCCGGGCCTGCATCGGTGAGGTTCTTTAGGAGTTGCCGCGTCGGGCCAGAGACGAGCGAAGTCGTCGGGATGTAATTGTTTACGACGAGGCCACGTTCGAGTTGTGCGCCCCAGAGATAATACGTTCCGGTTCCCGCGTTATTTACGGGGTCAATCATCGCTATGACATTGGGAGCGGCTGATGGCGGCAAGGTAGTTGAAACGCTATAACGCGTCCATGTTCCGGTCGGCGTGACGGTCACGATGCCCGGATTGCCCTGTACGCCGTCGCGGATGACAAGCGCAATATTTCCCGTCAGAGTTCCAGATTTAATCCAAACCGAAAATGTGTAACTGCTCCCGGGGCTGGAAGCATCGGTCACAAGCTGATACATGAATCCGTTCGCTGCGACGTTTTGATTTATCTCGATAGTCGTGTAGCTGTTGCCATCGGGACCGACTATCGAAGTGGAATTAACGATTGTGCCGGTCTTGATCCATGCCGCGTTCGTGAAATCCTGCGACCAAAGCAGCGAGTTCTCGCCAGCACTCCCAATGTGGAAGTAGTCGCCAGCCTTGAGCGCGCCCGTCAGTCCACTGATGGCGAGCGTTTTTCCGGCCTGTCCTGCCCCGCTGACGATGGGCGAGCCGCCAGCCGTTCCCTGCGGCGTTTTGCCGAGCGGGTCACCAAGCAGAAAGGTTCCGGTGATTCCGCGCAAGGAAAGCAGGAACGAAATCCAGCGCTCCGCATTCACGCGCGCCATCGGAGGCAGGGAGCATTTCGCGCGCCAGAACTGGCCCGGCCATTCATAGATTTGCTGCTGCGCTGTGAACGGGCTGGCTGCGATGCCTGCGAGCGATTCGCCTATCATCTCGACGGAAGCCAATCCCGGAGGCGAGGCAGGCAGAATCAGCGGATAGGAAATGCTCACGCGGACCTCAGGGAAAGCTCGCGAACGGTGTGCACCGAGCGGGCGACGGCGCGCTTCTCGAACTCCTCCAGCGAGCGGCGGAATTGCTCTTCCGTGATTGAGGAGCCGCGTGCGTCGATCTGGTAGATGATCTGCGCCTTCCCGCCGCTTCCACCGTTCGGCACGATGCTGCCAGACACTGCCGGATAGAACGTTTCCGGCCCGTTCTCGCCGACCGTGTATGAATGGCCGGGCGAAACGGGACCGCCTGCAGCTTTGCCGCCACCGAAGATACTGCTCAGTCCGCTAAAGAGTGCGCCGAAGATGCCCCCACCGCCCGATGCGTTCTTTTCACCGAAACCAAACAGCGCCCACTTCAAAAACATTTCGCCGAGTTGCTTCGTAATATCCACAAGCACGTCGGTGAATTTCTTGCCGCTGAAAATCAGGTCATTGAGTGAGCGATCGGCGACCTGGCCGAATTGCTCCCATGCGGCTGCGACTGCATCTGCGTGTTTCTTCATCGCGTCGAGTTGGTCCTGCAATTCCTTGAATCGCGCGATTTGCTCAGCCGCTAACTCGCTGGAATCAAGTGCCGCGAGGTCGTATCGCGCGATTGCTTCGGCGCTAAGGCCAAATGTCGCGATCTGATGTTCCAGCGTGTGTATCTGCTCGTTGATCGATGCGGTGAAGGCATCGGTAGCCTTGGGGTCCGGAGTAAATGTCGACTGCGGCGCGAAGGACATTTGCATCGCGACGTCGAGCTGCTTTTTCATTACGTCGAGGTCTTCGAGGTCGATGGCCAACTTATCGGCCAAGAAGTTTTTCTTCTCTGCGTCGATTCGCGAATTGTCTAGGACGGCGAGCTGCTCAAGGAACTTTTTTCGACGGTCTAGCGCTTCGATTAGTTTTAGCTCCCCTGCGACCCATCCCTGGATGCCCAACTTTGCGGCATCGGCGCGCAGCTTATATTCCGTCACCTGCAGATTCGTCATGCCCATCGTGGCGATCTCGGTTTGATAGGTGGTGACGATGGACTTGACGCTATCCTCCAGGGACTTAACTGCCTTCGCGTGCTCAGTCAGGAGGCGTTGGCGCTCGGCTTCTGCAGCGGTGAGTTCTTTGACCCCCTTGGCCATCTTGTTCTGCGTGGCGATCAGGTCGTCGCCATGTTTCATGTAGGCCTCGGCGGCGGCGCCCCCTTGGGAGAAGAATTGCAGAATCGCCGTCCCCCATCCCTTATCCTTGGCCATCTCTGAAATAGCCGCCGTCGCCGAATTGATCGCCGGAAGTGTCTTATTGGTGATTTCTACCCACAGACCATGCAGCGCTTCCTCCATGCGCTTCATGTTTTGCTCGAACTTCTCCGCTTGCTCGAACTGCTCCTTGGTGATAACGACGCCCATCCTCTTGGCTTGGTCTAGGAAATCCTGAATGCCCTTCGAGCCGAGATTTAGGATGGGGATCATGGCGGCGCCAGCCTTGCCGAATGCCATCATCGCTTCGCCGCTTTTCACTACGCCGTCGGGCAGTTCCGCGAAGTGCTCCGCGAGAAGCAGGAGCGCGTCATCACTGGTTTTGATTTGCTTGGGATCGATCCCGAGCAGGCTCATGTTCTGCGCGGCTTTCTTGTTACCGAGCTGCGCCTGCAAGAGTTGCTTGTCGAAGCGTTCGAGCGCCAGCGCGACCTGGTCGATCTCGATTCCCATCATTTTCGAGGCAAATGCCAGTCCGCTCATGGCCTCTGTACTGGTTCCTGCGGACTGCGCCAAATGGCCGATGTGAACTTCCCATTCGACAGTTTTCTCGATTCCAACCACTAAGGCGCCGGCGGCTGCGCTGGCCGCACCCGTAATGGCGGTGCCGATGATGTTCCAAGAACGCTCAATCTGCTTCGCGGTGTTGAAGGAGAGTTGCTCGGCTTTCGACAAATCTTTTGCGAAAGCAGCGGTGGAAGCACGCAAATCGACAAGAAGAGACCCGATTGTAATTGCCATGATTTATCTCAGACCGCTGAGAACGTCTTTGACTCGCATGTTGATCTGCTCAAGATTCTCGGGCTCGGACTCTTCCGTATGCGGGAGCAAGTCCTCGAACTTAATGTCCATGCCCGCACCACGCGCCGTGACAAAGGCGATCAATGCGGCGCGTTCGTCTTTCGCGCGCTCTCTTCGCCGCCACTCGTCGCAAAGGGCGAAGAACGCGCTCGGGACCATGCCGCGGAGTTCGTCCTCGCCCAGCCCTAGCGTGATTCGGCCAAACGCCCAGAGATTCAGCCCTGCGGCGCGGCTTCCTGCGCCGGCGCCGCTTGCGTAGGGTCCGTGAGCGCCTTGTTCATCGCATCGAGGGCGGGAACGACCAGTTGCACGGCCGCGAGCGGCGTCGTCATCGCTCCGACCTGTGTCAGCGTCAGAGTCGCGTCATCGCTCACGAGGCCGCACCAAATCAGTGCGCGGTAGACCTCGAAGCGCTCGGCGTCGAAGCCAAACGTCTTGGCGCTCTCTTCCTCTTTCGAGGGCTTGAGCGCGGACAGCCGCTCGAACGCTTTAGGCCCGAGCGCCTGATGGAACGCAATGGTGGCGTTCATGTCGAACTGCCATTTGCGCGGCTTGTCGAGGTCGAGCATGGTGCTGGGCGGAACAATCTGGGGCATTGCTGAAGCTCCTTTGCGAAATACTTCCTGTTTTTCGCCCTCAATAGAGAACGAAAAACAGGAAGAAAGACAATTTGATGGGGACTTTCTTACGGCGCCCAGGTAATCGCGCCGGTGATCTGCAGGTCGATCGTCACTTCCATGACGTTCTTCACGTCGAAAGTGCGGTCGAGTTTCGCGACAAAGGCCGTGAACGTTGCGGTCGTGCTTGAAGCGTCGGGCAGCACCATCTGATAGTTGCCGATGCGCCGCGACTCGAAGTCGGCGAGCAAGCTCTTGTAGACGGGATCCTGTGGGATCAAGTTTGCGACGGCAGTCAGTGCCGCGCCCTTCTTCAGCCCGACCGCGTATTCCTCATAGCCGGATGGCGAGTCGAAGTTCGACACGTCGATGACGTTCACGTCCTGCGAGGGGCCTTTGGCCGAGCGAACCTCCGCGAGCTTCGTGAAGGTTTCAGGCGAGCCGCCGTCACCCCGCTTCAACTGTGTTCCGATTGCTGTTTTTGCGTTACTCACTTAATCCTCCAACGAAAGAATTTTCTTGCTAAAGCCTTGAGACCAGCACGTCGAGCCGGTCACAAACGTAATTCAGCCGACTGCGGCACCATCCGTACGGGAGTCGGTCTCGAATGCGCCGCAGTCGCCTGAGCACCGTCCTCATGCTTAGGCCCGGCGCTCGACCCAGAACTTGATGGCGACGTTCGAGGCATTGATCCAGACGGTGCCGTCCGACTGAATCCAGCCGATGAGGTCGCCATAGTTGAAGGTGATCGTGTCGCCGATGGCCAAGTTGTAGGCCGTGATATCGGCGAGCCGCTTGCGCTCGTCGGGAGCGCTTGTGAGCGTCACGGTGAATGGGCCGGCTCCTGTGTTCGTCGCATGCAGAACGTCGTTCGTCGCCGGTACGAAGTTATTGCCGTTTGCAACGTCAGCGGCCTGCGGTACGGTTGTCAGGTCGCCGGCGTTTACGGTTCCAGGGTTTGGTCCCTTCACCGTCTTGATTGCGGTTGCCGGTAATGCTGTCCTTGCCATAATTCCTCCTTAAAAGATTCGGTGAACTTCAAGGTCGAGGTCGATCTGATAACTGTTGGTGAGCTTGCCGTACCCCTGCTCGCGGATATCGGCCACGAAAACAGCGCCGATATTGATTCCGTTGTAGAGACCGCGGGAGGCAAGCGCTCTCGTCCGCACCAATTCGAGAAGCTGGCGCGCGCCGACCCATGTTTTGTCGATGCAGGAGTATTCGAGCCGTGCGATTTCCTTGTAGGCGTTGCCGTCGAGGTCGTATTCCTCACCGGAGTTCAGCCGCGAATAGACGATGATCGGAAACGCCGTAAGTTCGGCGAGCGCGATATCGGGCATGATGCGGTCCGCGACAAGGCCTGCGATCGTCGTATCGGCCAGCAGGCGCGTGCGCAACTCTTCCTCGAGCGTGCTCAGAGCTTCACCTTGGCGCGGCGTGCGACTTTTTCGATTTCCTCGCCGAGTTCTTTCCCGAAGTTGGCGAGGACTTCCTGTGCGTGCGCGTCGAACTCGGGCTTCATGAACGGCTTCGCTGGCATCTTCACTGTGCCGAACTCGAGGAACCGGCCATAGAACGCGCTGTCTTCCTTCGGCGAGAGCTGCAATCCGATGGACACGACAATCGTGCCGCCCTGGACGCCGTCGCCGATAAACTTCGAGCGCATCTTGATTCCGCGTCGGAGCTTGCCGGTCAGTACGGGTGCTTGGAAGGCGATGGCCAGTTGAAGGAGCGCCATTGCTTTGCGCGCCGCCCGGCCGAGGCCTAGCTTCGCAAGGTCTTCAGGCAGCTTGAGCAGATTCGTTTCAAGCTCCTGCAGGCCGTCAATCTTTACGTCGATGAATGAGCCGACGCCCGACATCAGACGAGCTCCGTGCAAAGCATCTCGGCAACTTGACGGCGGCGGCCCACATCGATAACCGAATTTATATTCAGCGTGCGGGTATCGACGATGACGCGCATGGTGCCATCCACGCCCTGCGCATCACGCCATCGCAGGCGCACGCGGGTGCTCACCGACGGATAAAGCTGCCGCGCTTCGACCAATTCCCTGCCGCTCAACTGGACGACTTCCGCGTAGGCCTGTACGTATGTGACGTAGGCCGAATCGCGCTGCCCGGACGTATCCGCAGCGTTAGAAGGCTTGGTGATGGTCACGAAGTCCTTGAGATGGCCGGCTTGAATCATTCGCTTGGCAATGGAGATTTCTGGAGATAGGCCGAGACGCCGATGATGGCGTTGATAAGGGCCGCCGCGACGGCGATACGAATTGTCGAGCCGATGCCCGCAGCCAGATTGAAATGCTGCGGGTCGATTCCAACGGCGGCAAGGCCGGTGAGGACGCCACCCGCGCAGCCGGATATCGCCGCGGCTATGAGCCCGCGCAGCCAAAGTTCGACGGTGTGTTTCACGGTCTTCCCTTCTTATTTGGAACTTTCGCCTGACACTTTTTCCGACCGACCAATTAAGCAGAACTTCGCCCCGCATTCTCCGCACTTAACCAATTCTGGAGGGTTAAGCTCATTGCCGAACAGCAAGGGCCTGCCGCATTGCGGGCAGAACAGCTTGTCTTTGGGCTCGGTGGCATTGTTGGGCACCCATACACTCAGAACGTCGCCCCTACGCTGGCCTGCAAGGTTCCTGTTTTGCCGTCCGCGTTGAAGGCAATTCGCGCAGTGTAACCGGTGATCTTGAACGTCGTTCCGGGCACCGCTGATGCGATCGGCAGAATCACCGTGTAATCGAGCGCCGGATGTCCGTTTGCCGCGGGTGCCACAACATGAATCGTGTACAGGTCGAACGCCAGAGGCTGCGTGACCGTGGGCCATGCGCCTTCCATCGTCGCCAGCGCAACACCTTTAGAATTCGCCAGCGTCGTAGTCGCGTTCGTCACTTGCGCGCCGCTGAAGCTGCCCCAATACAAACCGAGCTGAAGCTTCGTCGATTGCGCGCGAACTGGCAGCGCAGTGAGCAGCAATGCCGCGAGCATGATCAGCTTTCTCATGTATTTACTCCCCTCACTTCAACGTCCACCTTTTGCAGTTTGCGATTCAAGCGATAGTTCTTGATCGCTGCGTACCCTCGGATTGCTATGAGGGGAATTGGTGGGACATACGAAGCGTAGTTCCAGTGGATTAAGGCGAACAGAATGGACACCGTTATGACTCCACCTGCCATGAGAGCGCCGACTACGTACAACTTCAAGCGGGACGGATGCGGTCCGTATACCGTGCTTGATTCGTATACGATTGTTACCGTGCCGCCTGGTCCGTACACGGTTCGCGGTTTCGTTGTCTCGATATCGGCGACGGTGGCGACAACCGATAGCGCGTAGGCGATGATCAGGAGGGCGGTCATCAGTTCCCCATCGCTATCGCTTTGAATTTGTACACATTCCCAGCGGTGCAGGTGCCTTGCATCGTGATTGTCAGGGTTGTGGCAGCTTCTACCCAGGTCGGAAAGAACGTCGCAGGCGTCGGAGCGACAACATCATTGCGCGAAACCATGTACTGTGGCGCAGCGGTCCACGTGCCATCCTTGAACGTCACAGTGATGACTGGATTAGCTCCGGGTGTCGTGCCACACGTTACAGAGAACGAGAATCCTTGGTCGAATCCCGTAGCCGCAGAAACGCTAGGGCCGGTGCCCCATCCGCTTGTCAGAACGATGGCTGCATCTGCGCCGGAGTAGGGCGTTGCTCCGTAACCGACCCTGTATCGTAGACCGTTAAATACCTTGGCATTGAGATTGTTCGTCGAACCCGCGCCGGGGTTCAGAAATATTCCAACCGTATTCGCATCAATAGCGCCTATCGACGGCCCCCTTACGCCATCACTGGCGGAAAATCCAGCGGTCTGAAAAGGCGGTAGGTAGTTAGTGGATTGCCCGAATGAATTCCTTGTAGAGGCGAGAGTACCGAAAGAGTTGTTGGACAAGTCCTGAAGTTGAAGCCCTCGCGTGGGCCTCACATATAAATCCGACGTATCAATGGCCTGAATCTTTCCACCGGGGGTATTCAGCCCTGTGATATCAGTGTTGAAGGTAAGCGACGTGACCGTGCTCGAAGCATTTGCGATTCCTCTTGGACTGGCTCCATTCAAAAACACACCGAAGCCCAGTTGCTGCCAAAGAAGGTTCGATTCCGCCACTTGACCGAGCGTCGTCTGATGCGGACTGCCGACATCCGTAATCCATCCGAGAGCTTTTTGTGTCGGGTAGTCGATGGTTGGATAGTAGCCGTCCCAGTAGACATCGTTGTTGGCCTGAGCCACAGTGCGAGTCGTGGCGTTGTTGCCTAGCTGCTCTGAGTTGCTGGACAGGACAGGCGAACTTCCTATGAACAGAAAATCCACCTGCGGGTTAGCCGTTTTCCAGTTGGCGCGAAATGTACTGAGGTGAGAGAGGAATGTGGAACCATCCGAGTAGACGCCGTTAGTCGTTGCCTCTTTCATCTCAAAGGTAACAATGTCGGGAGCGAGAGCGGAGTACCAGGGAGCCGTCACCGCTGTCGGGCACAGGTCCACCTGATTCAAATCCAGTCCGCCGCGCGCGATGAGGATTAGAACAGCGCCGTTGATGGTGGAGTTTTCAAAAGTAGGCCCGAACACGTTCACTGTCGCGCCCGTAGCGCAGGCTTGGATTTTGTAAGGGCCTGTGTCCGGCATCGTTGCGGTCGCAACTGAGCCGATGGTGGTCGCATTCGCAGCACTCGTTGTGCTCTGCATCACAAATCCCGCACCATTTTTGTTGGTGTTGAATTGGAGACTGCCCGCTCCGGGCTCCTTCACGTAAAGAAGTGAGAGTTGGTTTGCTGTGAAATACCCGCCACCTATACCCCACGTTACGCAGCCGCCAGCGGGAATGATGTAATAAACCCCGGTCGGACTCCGCGTATAGTCGTAGGGAAGACTGCTGCCGTCGATTATGGCTGCGCCACCACTGAAGGCGTCATTCGTTACGCAAGAACCACCCTGCCCAGTAGGAATTGTTCCTTGGCAAGAAATGTCCACCCCAGCATTCCCAAAACTATCGCGCAGCCCCGCCGCAACCGCATTCGCATGAAACCCCGCAACCGAATCACCCCACACCAGCACACGCAACTTCGCGGGGGGAGCTGTCTGCATTGCCGCAATTTTTGTGAGCGTCGAGCGAAGCGTGGCGGTGCCGCCTGTAAAGAGGCCTGTTGAAGGCCCTCCGCCCGTATTGCAGGTCCAAGACAATCCCGTCCACTGTGGGAATCCGCCGAGCGATAAGCAATTCGCTGGCGACGTTAGCTGCGCGAACGGCATGGATAACAGCGGAGATGGCGCGGCCGCAGTCCGGATGTTGATGAGTTTTACCGGCCCGCTTGCCGGGATAATCCATGTCTCCGTGAATCGTTTCGTTGTCGTGTAATAGTCAGCCGTGTAGTACGTGCCTGACGGAGTCGAGCCTGCGTTCGGGACGAGAGCAATGCTGAAATTTCCCGTCGCGTTTAGCGTGACCGTGACGCGCTGGCCCAACGGAACGACGAAATTGTCAGCCGATGTGAAGGTCTGCGCGGAAGTGATTGTGATCGTGCCTTGCGCATAGCTACCATCAGGCGCAAAGAGCTGGTCGGCGACGGTGACTTTCGCGGGTGCTTGCGCGAATGCAGAAAACACCAAGCAGGCGGCTGCAAAGAGCAGAACTGCGAGGCGCCCCAGGAGGGGAGCGCCCCGTTTGCGCCAGTTCTGCCTTCCGCCCGCCGCGCCCGTGTAACGCCGCGAGCCGAAAGAGATCATGTCAGTACCAGTAATTTCCAAACCCATAATATTTCTCCCAATCAAAGCGATGGCCGTTCCTTGCGGACCAAAGCATCGACTCCAAGCTGTAGGGAAGTTTTTGCAGGCTCATGTTGACTGGAACGGGTTCGCGATTCTCGTTCCAGTGCGCGACCAAAAACTTGACGGCCATCTTCACCGCGCTATCAACTTTCGTTGGATCGTCCGTCGCGCCGCTCATCCCGCAAGTGAAAATGATATTCATCGCGCCCGGAACCCAAAGAGCGGTTGGAAAAAAACCGTTGTAGGGGGGGTAGAGAGCAGACGGCCGTTCATCGAGCGCCGCCTGGAAAAATGACGGGGTATTTATGTTCTGCGTGACATTGTTCAAATCCTGATAGGTGAACGTATCGATTGTCAGCACCGGGCCGCGCGGGAGGAGAATAGGCTTACCCAAGGGATAGCGCCTATCGAAACCGTCGCGGTTGTACGGGAATTGGTCGGCCTTAAGAGTCCAGCCTTGCTTCATGATCGAAATGCCGGCGAGACCCTCGACCCATTGCGTCGCAGCTTCCAGATATGCACTCAGCACAATGTCGTCGCCGCTTGTGGACGATGTGATGCGCAATACGTCGTACAACTCCTGTAGTTGGAAAAGCTGCTTCACCGGCGCCGTTGTGCGGACGAGTGAGCTCAAACCGGCATAACCCCCTGCAACCGATGGACGAGCCGCGGATCATGCTCAAGGAAATCATTGTTCGTGAGCGCGGCCGTTTCGGTGATCGGCTCGCTCTTATCGACGCGCTCGGCATGGCCGACGGCGATCCATTTCTCGGCGTCTGCAACCGGTGCGAACAATATCTGTCCTGGCTGCGCCGAAAAATCAGTGCCGTCAGAGAACTTCCCCGCGATGCTGACGTTCATGCGAATCTTTGTGAGCTTTGCCATGTTCCCTTTCTTTCTGAAAAGCAAACCGGAGCAATCGCACAACGCGACTGCCCCGGTCCAGGTTGGTGTGATTCCGCGAACCGATTACGTCGCGGAGTTTTGGTAATACTTGAGGGCGTTGGCGTTGATGGCGCGGCCGTCAGCGCGGGAGAACGCGATGAAACCGACCTGCCCGACTTCCGCGTAGCGCTCTTCGAGGCGCAGGAGGGTGATCGCCATTACGTCGCGAACGATGTACTTGCTGAAGTCGCCGAATAGCATCGACTTCGCGTTTGCGGCCATTGCGGCGATGTCCTGGTTAATGGAGTACGGATAGCCGTTGAGTGTCGGCCCGTTGATTTTGTCGGCAAGGCTCGAAGCCAAACCAGGGAGCCAGATCGGCCGGCCGGTCGAGTCCTTGATCTTCTTCACGACCTTCAAAGACGAGTCGGCCATCATGTACCGCGCGTTGGGGCGGTATAGCGGGTCGATGGAGTGCTCGAGGTCGATGATGTCGTCGTAGATCACCGAAAGCGTCTGGCCGACGAGGCCGACCTTGCCCGAGCCCGCTTCGGTTACGACACCCTTCGGCTGGCCGGTGCCGGTACCGGTTGTGAAGTGCGTGTTTGTAATCCGCCCGATGCGCGTGCTCAGCAACTCCTGCAGCAGCGCGCCGACATCGAAATAGCTGTCCTGCAAAAGCTCGATGGGGACGAGCACGACTTTCGAGCTGTATTTGTAGGCCTTCAGGATGACCTGTCCAAACGCAACATCTTGCAACGCAGCGCTCGTGTTTTCCGCCAGCAGCTCGCCGACGTTCGCGGTATCGTCCACGGTCGGCCACGGAATGTCGTTCCCCATAGGAGTCGGGAAGCTGCGCGCGACCTGGCGCATGCCGCCAAACGCTTTGAGGAATTCCTCGAGCTGTCCCGAAAAACCCTGCGGAATGACGAAGCCGCCAGCGCTGCCGGTGCCGACGGACTGCGCGCGGGCTTCGCGATACTCCTTCGGCAAATCGCGTTGTTCGATTTTCTCCCTCGAGCTAAGGGTACGCATGAGTGCCCGCTCTTCGGGTGACAGGCTGCTCATCCCTTCGCGGACCCACAAGGTAAAGACGCGCTTTTTCTCCGCTTGCCTTTCTTCCATTTGTTCTTTGGTTAATTCCTGTTCATCTTCGCGCGCGGCACCGGTCGGAATCGGCGCGCTGCGATGTTCCCTCGCAGCCGGTTGCGGCGTGATCGGAGCGGCAAGCTCTTTCTCGCGCGCGGCCATGCTTTCCCGACGCTGCACTTCGGATGAGAATTTCTCGAAGTCCTTGTCGGCGTCATCCCAGTTTTTCTGCTCGTCGGCGGTCAGGTCGCGCTTTTCCGAGTCGGCTTTCTTCTGAATCTCCGACATCCGGTTGTAAGCAGCGGCCATTTGCCCGCGCAGCTCTTTGATTTTCGGGTCCATGTGTCGCTCCAAATAAAAACGCGCCGACAAAACTGCTCGGCGCGCTTCCCGTCGTAACGGGGAAACTGGTCATCGCTTTTCAGCGAGCAGGGTCACCCCGCGGGTGCCCTCTGCTACTTCCTCAAGTTCCGACAGCGCGGAGTGTTGAGGCTGAATGAATCGATATCGGCTGGAGAGTTCTTCGCACTCCCTTGCCTCGTATCCGTGATCGGACAAAAAGACCTTCGCGCGCTCTGTCGTCCAGCTTCGTTTGTCGAAGTAAACGGACTGCACTTTCAGACTTGCCCGCGCGCGCTCCTCGTGATCGCGGAGAGTTTGCTGTTTCAATTGCAGGCTGCGGACTCGCGATTTCCGTTCGCATTCGGGCAGGAGATGAAGCGGTGGCTCGATAATTCGCTTCACGTCGCGGAAGAAAGGTTCGACCAGGCTGCGGAATTCAGCCTCTTCCATGCCGGGAAAGCGGCTTCGCACATTAACGTCCGTACCTGTGTAAGCCGGGTAGGTCACTGGCGAAACATCGAACAGGTCAACGCTCAGTAGTTCGCGAATGAATTGGCCGTTCTCTTTCAGGTAGTTTTCGTCGACGGAACGGAAGCCGAAAGAAGACTGCGTGATGTCGCCGCGGCGGATGTTCTCCATCAGGTCGCGACCGACCGTCGTATCCGGAGGAGTGATTACGTAGCGCAAGCCGTGCTGATCCTCTTCGAGTTTCAGCGTTCCGGCCTTCGTTCGGCCAAGGATCTGCGATGGGTCGTGATTGAATAGCGCGCGTACATCTGCGCCTTCTGCCAGAGTCCGCTTGAAAGCTCCCGGCATGATGCGTTCGCGGACGCCCCACATTGGCTCTGAGAGTTGATTAAATACGGCGGCGTAGCCGCGAATCTTTGGAAACGCGCCGTCCTCGCGGAGTTCCGGTATGCCCAGCCTCACGCCAGCGGAGCCGTCAAAATGGCCGGTGTCGAGATTCTCGCGTTTGCCGAGTTTGATCTGGACCTTCATTGGATAGCCTCCGAGACTTCTTTTCCGTTCGGGCCGTGCTCTGTGCGTGCCTGCTTTGGCGGCGGTGCGCCATCTTTCGGCGGCGGTTCCTGGTTATTCGGTTGAGGTGCAGGCGGCGCTGGCGGATTCAGCGCTCGCTTGAGCGGGATCGTGTTCGCGGGTACGAAGAAAATCTTCCCTTCGCCGTTCGGCATCGCGTTCAGGTTCTCTTTGGCGCGGACCTCGTCTTTGTTCATGAAGCCATCGGTCAGAGCAAGGTGATAAGCGTCATAGCGCGTCTTGATGTCGCCGCGGAGCAAGGCGTCCAGCGCGAACTCGCAATGCAGCCCACTGTTCAGGCCCAGCACCTTGCGGTTTAGCTCCTGCTCCCACCGAACGAGCCAAGGGCGAATCGTGTGATTTCCGAACTGCAAAAAGAACTGCTCGACGCTGGCGTAGGCCGCTGAGCGGTCGTGAACTTCGAGCATTGAGAGCGGCATGCGGAAGATGCGCGCCATGTCGGAGACGTTGAACTGGCGGGTCTGGATGTACTGGGCGTCTTCGGGCGGAACGCTGATAACGTGATACTTCAATCCTTCTTCGAGAATGAGCGTGCGGTGAGGACTGCGGTCGGAGCGAATCGCCTCCATGTCTTTCGACAGCCGCGCATGCGCTTCATTCGTGAGCTGCGCGGGATGCTCAAGGACGCCGCCCGGGCGCTCGCCGTGGCCGAAGAACGAAGCGCCGTAGCGCTCCGTGGCGATGCCGTGGCCGATGGTTTCGCGGTGAACGCGAACCGGCGACATGCCGTTGAGCCCGTCAAGACTGAGCCCAGGCACGTGAACGACCTCGTTTGCGTCGTAGGTCGCGATCTTGCCGTTAGGCGTGTCGCTGGTTTCATAGACCAGGCGTCCGGCTTTCGTCGTGCCGCGCGTGAGGCTCGGCATCAGCGGCCATAGGCTGTCCACTTTCGCCGCGCCGTTGAAACGAATCAGAAGGTAGGCATTTCCCCATGTGCAAAGGTGCGCCTGACACGTCTCGCGACCCACCATCGACGTATGCACATTGTTGAACTCATCATGGAGTATCGTGTACTCCATCCTATCCGTGGCCTTCTCTTTGTCCCCTTCGGAATCGAGCTCCCTGTAAACGTGCAAAGGAAGCGAGGAAACTGTCTCCGAGATGATTTTCACGCACGCCCAAAAGGCGGTGAGGCCCATGGCCGTCGCGGGATTGACGCGCACGCCGGAAGCGACGCGGTCGCCGGCTCCCATCGCGTCATAGAACCAAGGCGCGGGATTACTGAGCGGCGTTTTGGGGTTCTCGAGCGAATCCCTGAACTGGATGCCGCCCTTCAAAATGCGATCGAGGAAGTCAGGCATTTGTTATTTGCGCCACACGCTAGGTAAGTGGTTGCCTAAGAATCGTAAATGGAGCGCGAACACCGGCGCTGAAGCGTTCAGCCGCTTCTAATGCGACGCGGACTCTAGTGTCTGCTGTCGGTGCGTTGCCGAGAGCATGCAACGCGCCCTTGGCGATTTGCTCGCCGCAACCGCACGCGGCGAAATTCGCCGATTCCTCTTCCACTTGATAATCGGCATGGACGGTGAACAGATGGCCAGCGACGCCGACGAGAAAGGTGCCCCCAGATTCCTGGTCCTTGTCTTTCACAGCGTAGCCGCCGTCTTTCAAAGAAGCCCTGACGGCATCAACGAAATCCGAAACCATCCATTCAAAAAGTTCTTGGCCTGGCTTTCTTTCGGGAACCTTCAATTTGTATCTGAGTAGCTGCCCCATGCGGAATGAGGATGTGAAACCCATGATGCACGACCCATTTATAAAAACCTTCGGGTCCTTCCTCATACTCAAATCCCAACCGCCTACTCCCGCGGAATCGCCGCCCATAACGACGCCGCCCTTGTCTTGGTCGATTACTCCGACGATGCAGGTCAATTCACCATCTCCGCAAAAGTCTGGTCGAAATTACGTTTCATTTGCCGAAACGGGACAGAACGGATACGGCGACCAATAGAAAGCCACCGCAGATGGATGCTATCGGGACGGACATTTGTGCGACGCCGGCGACAATTGCCGCAAGGCCGACGAAGAAGCCGGCCATTTCGAGGCGCGACCTCACGATTTCGGGACTGCGTCGCCTTTCTTCTTGCCGGCGGGTTTACTGGATTCCCCAGGCTCGTCGGCCGTCGCCGAGTCTTCGGCCTTGACCGGCTTCGGTTCCGGGATCTGCAGCTCTGCGGTGATGTCATCGACATCAGACGCCAGGCCAGCGAAAAAATCGTCGCCGGGTGCCGGGAATCTCTCCGCGCCAAGATGCCGCTCGTATTTCTCGGCTTGCGCTTCGAGTTCGCGAATTGCCTGTCTCAGCTTTTCCATTTCATCTCCTAAATCGTCAGACTCACCGCAGTAGTCGTGTTCGAATCGATGGACGAGATCAGGGAATCGAGATTGGCTTGCGCGACCGGGTCAGCCCCGTCGCCGATTTGATTGCAGAGTTTGCGGCAGGCTTCTTTCAAGTTTTCGATTGACGTCTCAAAGCGATCTTGGTTCGAAATTGCCATCATCGGCCCCCTAGATACTGCGAATTCCTCGCTCCTCGTACACGGAACCCTTTGCGACCGGCTCGCAAATCAGCAGACCTTCCGCCATGCACATAGCCGAAACGCCGTCGATACGCTCGCGGCTGAGCGCTTTCGAGGGCTTGATGTTCCCCGCGGCGTCCTTTTCGGGCGCGGTATTTGCCACCATCCACGTCATGATCGGGTTGCCGTCGTGCTCGAGCGCGCTCGAGACGACCATCTTCTCGATTTCCTTCATGGGCTCGCTGAGCGTCTTGAAGCCTTGCCGCATCAGCACGACCGGAACTCCGTCGCCCTCGAGCTGTACCGCGATCTGCGTCGCGTTCCATTCGTCGATCCCGAGCTTCACCAGACCGTACTTCGGAAGGATTTCCTTCACGATGTCGTGTCGCACCTGGTCGTAATCCACGACATTGCCCCGCGTTTTGCGCAGAAAGCCCTCGCGGGCCCAGGCGTCGTAGGGCACTCGGTCCTTCCTGGCACGCTCCACGATGGTTTGCTCGGGGCACCAGAAGAAAGAGAGTGACTTGACCTTGCCGTTCGGGCGCGGGAATACAAGATTGAGAGCCGTCAAGTCGAGCCTCGAACTGAGGTCCAAGCCGCCGAAGCAGCGCTCGCCCTGCAATTCCTTGGCGAGATGCGGCCTGGCGCATTTCTTCCAGTCGTCGACGCCCATCCATCGCGTCTCTTGCTCGGTCCACTGGTTGAGATGGAAGCGGCGAAACTCGTTTTGGTTCTGAACTTTTTCGAGCGCGCGGTTGCATTGCGTGCGCAGGTATTCGATCTTCAGCGTTCGCCCGAGAGAGGGATTCGCCTTGGCCCAGACCTTTGGATCCGTCCAATCGTCGTCCGCACCGGCCGCGAAAATGACCGGATACAGCTCGTCGTCCGAGATCGCGCCGTTCAAAACCTGCATGGCGTGCGTGTGCTGCTCGTAGCACAGGCTTAATTTGTCCCATCCCGCCGTCGTGATGGCCCAGACAAGCGGCTGGCGGCGCGTCCCGGTGCCCGTCGTGAGCGCGGTCCAGAGGCGTCCGTCCGGCTGTACGAAGAGTTCATCGAACAGAACGGTATGCGGATTCGACCCGAACTTCCCTTTCGCATCGGCTGAGAGGACTTTGTAGAAGCCTTTGCTCTTCGGGTTGTAAATCGAATACTGGTATGGCTGCAGGAGCGCTGAGAGCCGCGGCGATTCCGTGACCATGTCGCGCGCGAGGTCGAAGATAATTCGCGCTTGATCGCGGTCGCCAGCAGCCGAATAGACTTCCGCGCGCGGTTCACCATCCGCAACAAGTCCTTTAAGGGCATTACCTGCGCCCCAGGTTGATTTGCCGTTCTTGCGCGGGACTTCGACATAGACGAGGCGAAACCGGCGTGTGCCATCGCTGCGCCGCTTCCATCCGTACACATCGCGCGTGACTTTCTCTTGCCATGGTTCAAGGACGAACGGCTGGCCAGCCCACTCGCCGTTGACATGAACGAGGCCAAGGCGGAAGAAATCGACTGCGGACTGCGCGGCTTTCTTGTCGAAGTAATAGGAGTCATTCTCGACGAGGTCGAGAAACTTGGTGTTGAAGAATTGGGCCACATTCAGTGATAAACTTCGCGACAGTGGGTATGCTTCACTTGACGATTCCGTGTTCGCTCATCTTCTCGCTCGCATCGCTCTGCGGAGTGTTTCTGGTTTACGTTGTGCGGCCAGCGGTAGTCTTTCTCTTTGATCTAATTGACCGTCTCTGCGAATAGCATTGCGCCACACGCTTAGCAGCCGACTATTTCCCCGTTCGTGATATAGAAATGCGCGCCGCATCCTGTACCTGTCAGATAGATCGAACTTGAACCGGCTTGCAAAGTCAGGCTCTCCACCGAATCGCCTAGCATGTTCCAGCGCCCGGGCCCGGGAGTCTGCGTCTGTGGAACGTGAGGCTTCCAGCAAATAATCGAATGCGTTCCGATTGGGCCGTTGTTCGTTTTGAAACAGACAGGACAGAGGAACAGAATTCCGTCGCACTCAGCGATTGTCGTGTCGGTTCGCCAGTGATTCTCATCCGTTATCTTTAGAAACTGAGGCTCTAATTCTGCGAGCCTCAATTCACGATCTCCGCAAACAACTGGTCATCCGCGCTATCGATCGGCGCGGCGGAAGTCGGCCTTCTCATCTTCGAGTGGGCCGCTGGCGTAAGCCCGAGCGTTTCCGCTGCGATGCGGCACTCTTTCACCGCCGCCGTCTTCGTCGTCGTCTTGGCTTTCTTGTCGCGCATCGTCTTGCGCATGTTGGCGACGGAGTAGCAGTAGCTCTCGAGCGGGATGAGCGATTGCACGGTGAGAAGCCCGTTGACGATTAGCTCCTGCGCCGTGATCTTCCACGTCTGGCACATCTCACGCGCGAAACGCTTGGGCGCCTTCGGAACCTTCTTGAGAAGCGTTACGGGAACATCGGTTACGGGATTCGCGCCCTTGCGGCGCTTCTGGTCCCAAGTTTTGGGGCGACCTTTCAAAAGCACTCCACCTCGAAATTGGGCAATGTGAGGCCGTGCGCGTCGCGCATGTGTTGGAAGATAGCCAGCAACCGCCGCTCGTGTTCTTCGGGCATAACGTGAACGCTTTCCCAACCGCATTCGCATTTCACGGTTTGCACGCATCCTTTTGCGCGTGGCGGCGAATCGATTTGGGCGGGAGAAATCATGGCTTAGCGCTGGAATCCACGCGCCGTGGCAGCCGCTTGCGTATTGCCCGCGCCGAACGATGGCACGTTCACGACGATGGCTGTGTTCTGCGCGCTTGCAGGAAGGGGCCGCGAGAATTCGACGGTCAGCGGAGTGACGCCGACGCCTGCGCCGGCGGGAATCGTGACGTAGTAAGTCAGCGTGTTCGCGAGGCCGGTGATCGTTACTGCGATAACGGAACCTGCCGTTGCGCCCGCGCCTGTCACGGAGAAGCCGGTGATGTACGTCGTGCGGCTTGCGACGCCAGCGAGCGTTTGATTGTTCGCGGCGGCGGCGTTTGCTGAACTGACTTCGAGTTCTACGTCGCGACTGTCTAGATCACTCATGGCTTATCTCCGATTCCCAATTTCATAAAACCCTTATTTTTCCCGTCGCTAGCGTGCGAATGACA